TTAATCATTGGTATCCCTCCAGTCTTTTGGCATTAACCTTATTAATTCATTTAACATCTTTAATGTACTTTCTATATCATCTATATTTTCCTCGTTTGGTGTTATAACTTTTGGTTTAAGTTCATTTTCTCTTATAGCAAAACCTCTTTTTGCTCTTATTCCTGTCGTTCCATATTTAGGATATTCAAAACTTGTCGGTCTATTATTTTTTCTTCTAAACATTTCCTCTGCTGGATTTTTAGGGATTGATGCTTGAGTTTGTGACATATCATGTTCTGCTCTAAAACGTTCAAAGAACATATCTGCAATTTTAATATTTTGAAAGTCTTGAGTTCTTAAATACATATCTAAATATCCACTAAACGTATCAAAATCAAATTCTTTTGTATGTGTTAATTCTTCAATTGTTGGAATTCCTGTTGTAATAACTTCTGTTAATTGTTTCTTGTCATAACAAGAAGCAATCTGTTCTGCGTATTCTTGCAAAGGTGCATATAATCTTCTTGGATCTAGTTTATATTCTTTATTCCCTGTATATATTCTCATAATTCCAGTTGCATTATAATCAGCAAACCCTTCATTTAAAGCCTCATTATCTCTTAATCCTCTCTCTTGTGGCAATAACGCAATACCATCTCGGTAAAATTTTTTTCCATCATCATTCTCAACTTCAAAATTAGTTTGCCTACAAAATTGATGATAAAATAATTCATGAGCTAAAGTAGCTGCATAATCAAAATAAGGAGTCTTTTTATATACTACTATTGGTTGATAATCTCCATTTCCTTTATCTAATTTTATTGTCATTCCAACTACACCAGCTAATTTTTCCTTTTCTTCTTTAGAATGTTTTATTCCCAAAAATCGTTCTTCAATGTCAATACAACTTTCATTTTCTCCACATTCATAAAATAGTGTTCCGTTTATAGTATCCCTTAATCTCTGATCATATTCTATACCATACCATTCCTTTGCAGCACTATACAATCCATTGACTAAATCCGTCGTTTCAACATCAGTAGAACCTGGATACATTTTACATTTAATGCCATTAGAGTTAGTTTTAACTTTGCTCTGTGATGTCTTTGCTTTTTGAGGCTTTGTAGTTTGAGTTTTATGTTTTGATTCTAAATATTCATCAAAAATAGACCACCTATCATCTCTATCTTCTAAGCACGCCCTAACATATTTATCTAATATTTCTATATTTATATTTTTATCATGCTTTATATCTACCAAAGTAGTAAAAGATAATTTTGACAAGTCATTATATTGTGAAATTATTGAAGCCAACCAATTCTTTCTATCATCACTACTTGACGTTAAAATTTCATAAACAATTCTATCGTCAGAGCCACCTTTAGACTTATATTGTTCAATAATATTTTCAACATTTAACATATTTTTTCCTCATTTCATTTGTTTTTTAATTATTATATCAAATAATTAATTTATTTTCTATAATTTGTTTAAAATTCTTTATTTTTTTATACCCCATCTATCTTTCTTTTCTGCTACTTCTTCTTTAGGTTTAACTTTTCTATAAGAATTAGTTGCAATTTCAAAATCATCATCTGAGAATATTCCTGCCTTGTGTAAATCTTCTGAAACATATTTATATTGCTCATCTTTATCAAAAGCTATTTTATTGTGAAATCTATTCATTATGCCATACCAAAAGTTTTTGAATTTTTGTAACTGTGATTTTATATTTTCCTTTTCAGCCTGTAACTTATTTATAATCTTATCTTTTGTAGAAAGTTCTCCTTTTAATTTATCAATTTCTTCATCTTTAAGTTTTATTTGATATTTTAAAGAACTGTTTTCTTTGTCAATTTCATTGTAACTATGTTTAAATTCATTTATTACAATATTTAATTCATTAACTGTACTAATTGTTTTGGTAGTGTCTTGTACTTCTTCAATATATTCTTTAACCTTTTCAATATCGCTGTTTGAAATAACACTATTATTTTTATTAAAAGTAGTAGGCTTCAGTTTATTTAGTATTTCTTTTACTTCATTTGAAGAAGTATATACTTTATTTGTTTTATCATTTGCAAGTTTTAACTTTTGATTATGTTTGTCATAATTGTCTGCAAACTTTTTATAACTATCCATATTTTTAGTGTTAATATCATAATTTCTGCCTTTTTGTTTTTCTTTTGATTGAGCATTAGTATCATAAATTTTATTGTATGACTTTATACAAGCAACTCTCATTTTGTCTTGTATTTTGGTAAGTGATGATTTGGTAAATATCTGTGATTTTCCAACTTGTTTTTTCATGCCTCTTTTACAATCTTCTTTTACAGGTACACCTACAATATGCATATGTGGAGATTTTGATCTTTCTTCAAAATGAACAACTGCACTTGCTACTTTAAATTCAGGTAATATTTTATTTAATTCTTCAATCTGTTCTGCATATACTTTTGCCATTTCTTTTCTATATTCTAAATCTTTGTCATTCCAAAAATACATATCTCCAAGTTCAATTATAATCTCACATGCTAAATCCCACATTGGACTTTCGGATATATGTTTAAAGTAATCTTGTATTTGTTTATCAGCTCTTACTTTTTTATTATATTCTGTTCTTGTTTCTTCAAATTCTTGTACATAAATTGCTTTAACATCTTCAACTAAATTGTAACTACCTTTGATAACTTCAATGTAATCTCTATTGTTATCATAATCTCTTAAGTTGTGTTTATTTACTCTTGATAATTGATTAGCATTTTGTATTCCATTGTTAGCAAGTGATGTTGTACCAGATGTATTATCCTTTGCAATTTCTTTTGCACTATTTTTTCTGTTTTTATTACTACCTAAATGAAATGAATATGACAATTCTTGTGGCATAAATTGCACCTCCTTTTGCATTTTCTGTGACACTTTTCTTGCAAGCCGAAGGCTCTTAAAAATGCGAAGCATTTTTATAAAGGACTTACTTGTTTAAAGTCCTAACCCCCTATGAGTTTAGACGTGCCATCTAAACTCGGGGGCTCTGCGAGGCAAATCAATTTGAAATTACTTTCAAATTGATACAAAAATATCTGCCTAAATTTTGTTTTTCTACAAAACAAATTCATACATCTATTTTTGCAAATGTTGCTCAAATAAAAGCAATCTTTTTGTGTCTGCAACATTTTATTTTTCTTCCGTATCTTCTTCGGAGAATTTTACTGGCTTAACACCTATCGAAATAGGAGTAGGGTCTTTCATATAGATTATACTATCATTGCTTTCATCTGGAATGTAATCAAAAGCAGTATTTATATCTTGCATTTCAAATCTATCTTCTTCATCAATATATATAATTCCAAATTGGTATGTTTCCATTTTATTATCTGGATCAAGTTTGTAATAATCTTCTAAAGGGAACACTCTAACAATAGCACTATTATCTTCAGCAAAATCAAAATAAAATACTTGGTCTTTTACATAGTATGTTGCTTCCATATATCTAACATCATAATATTGTCTTAATCTCATTATTATTTCACCATATTCTTCTTCTGGAAGATAATTACTAAATCTAACATTTCCAAGTACATTTCCAAGTATCATAGGTTTAAGTGTATCAATATAACCATTATCATATAATTCTTGACAAGGTTTACAAATTGACTCTCTGAAATTAATTTGTTTTACTGCAATAACTTCTCCTAGCATATCAAGTTCTATATCATCTACATATTTCATTATTAATTCAGCTTGTTCTTCTCTTGTATAATCCTTCCAAGTTTTAGTTCTTTCATGATATTCTTTGTTAAGTTTTAGTTTATTTAAAAAATCAATATCTCTTTTTAATAGTATATCTTTTGGTGTAAATCTAATTTCTTCTGCACAGTCAGTTGCCTGTAATTCACTTTCTAATTCTTTAATAGCATTCTCTACAATTTTCTTTCGTTTATTATATTCATCTAATTCGAATGAACCATTTATATATGCTGTTGTTATTCTTTCTAGTTTAGCCTTTTGATTTTTAATCTCTTTTTCTAGTTGTTCTTTAGGTTCATCAAATTTTTGCTTTATCATAGGCAAGAAGAATTGATTTACAACAGAATCATATTCAGTTAGCTCGTCTATAAACTGGCTGAAATATTCTGTTACTATATTTTCTTTAAATTCAATCTTACAATCGTTACAATAATAATAAAAATATGCTTTTCCATTTTTCTTTGTTGTGGCTTTGCCACCTAAAATTCTATTGCATTTTGGACATTTTAGTTTTTGTAAATATAAATATGTTAGGGTTCGTTTATAACTTCTTGAGTTTTTCTTTTTCTGAACTTGGCAATCTTCCCACATTTCTTTAGAAACTATTGGCTCTACAACATTTTCATAATAAATTGGATTTTTAGTTCTCTTACCATGAACGAAATCGCCTTTATATATTTCATTTTCCAAAATTGTAACTATAGTAGAATCTCTCCAATTTGTCTTTCCTAAAACTTGCTCTTCGTTAAAAATATTACTAATTGTTTGATATGAATTTCCATTATAATATAAATCATAAATTCTAACTACAATATCTTTAGTAGCATAATCTATAACTAACTTTTTATCTTCATGCTTATAGCCAAGTGGTGCAACGTGTGGAATATGACCTTGTTTTATTGCACCTGCTAAACCTATTTTAGTTCTTTCGCTTGTTCTTTCAATTTCATTTTGACTAACACTCATTAATAATCTTGAAATCATTTTGCCGTTTGCATTAGTTGTGTTTACTTCATCATTCACACAATCTATAAAAGCGTCATTCTCATCTAAAAAAGTCATTAAATTTTCCCAATCATAAATACTTCTTGTAACTCTATCTAATTTTAAAGATACTATTGTATTTATTCTTTTAGCTTGTATATCTCTTTTTAATCTCTCAAATTCTGGTCTGTTATTACCAGTTTTAGCACTTATTCCTGCATCTTCATAATAATCAATAATTTCATAATTTTTTAATTTACAGAACATTTCTAAACGTTCCTTTTGTTCTGGTAAACTAAATCCTTCTCTTGCTTGATCATCTGTTGATACTCTTAAGTATAATCCACATTTTTTCTTTTCATTGTTCAACTTGTAAAACCTCCATTCTAAAAATTTATATAAAAATAAAGAAAAGAGGCACAATAGCACTCAAAACTACTATTGACACCTCTTTGCATTAAATATATCTATTGTTAAATACAATTTGCTTAAAATCATATACAACATCTCCTAATAAACATAATAATTTTACTGGCAACATTATATCACGATTTTTAGAAATGTCAAAACCTTGCTACATAATAGTTTTAAGATATTCTTCTAATTCTGATAATTTTATCTTTTTAGTCAGATTAGAAATATAAACATCATTTGAATAATTAAATACTAAAAAAGTATTATTTTTAATTATCACTCTATGCGGTTCGATATAAGATAGATTAGTTCTATCTAATTTTCTAATACTACCATTTATAAAGGTAGGAGTTACTTTAGCAAACTCACATATAAATTCTAGCCTTTGTTTTAAATTTTCTTCAAATTGTAATTCTTCTTTAATTATCTTCATAAACACCATCCTTTCGTTTCGGATGATTTTCTTGCTAACGCAAAAAAATCAACCAGATTTCTCTGATTGATTTCATATCTCTTTCTATTCTTACTTTAAAAGTTCGAACAGAAACGTCATTGGTGGGCAGGGATTAATCTATACTTTTTGTTTTTTTCCTTCGTTTTTTATAATTTCTCATAACGTGCTATTTAGAGCCTTTTTATATCAATTTATAAAATACTACTTCTCATATTTTCTCTTCGTTTTATACAACTTTTCTCCGGCGTTGCATTAAATATTGCATTAAATTTCATTGTCTAAGAATGCTAACAAATATATCTTCTTTACAACTTTGATAGAACTATTAATCATTTCTAATTCTTCTTTACTAAATAATTTTTCATTTTCTTTGATTCTTTCTTTTACTATTTCTTCTAATTCCATTTAAATTCTCCTCTCTTGGGAGAAACGCGTTTCTTTTATTGATTAAATTATATAATCGCTGTCGAAAAATGTCAAACTAAATCGACCGCAAGTTTCGACAAAATGGGTAACTGGCAGTTACTCGTTTCTTTTTTTGAATAATCATATTACAATATTGGGATAATAACTTTAGGAGTAATTTTATGATTGTATTCGTAATTAAGCATTTGAGAGAAGAAAAAGGATTATCAAGATATAAACTAGCTAAATTAGCTGGCATATCTAAGCCATATTTAATATTATTAGAAGATAATAAAAGAATGAACCCGACTCTACATGTATTAGAGTCTATTGCTAACGTACTTAATGTTAACGTCAAAAAATTATTCTATTCAGAATTGGACGTTGAAGAGTTAAGAATAGAAATGTACCACAGAATTGAAGTTTTTGGATTGGATAGCAAAGAAGTGTACGAAATATCACAGATTATTGATTTATTGCTAAATGTTGAAGGAACTTTTAAGTAATAAAAAAAGTCTTTCCTCTTATTCCGGACATATTCTATGATTTCTATCTAACCAACACAAGAAAAAAATTGAATTACTTCTAAAACCAACTACTCTTGCTCTTTGGTTTATTCTCATTTCATAAAAAGTAATATCCTTACTTAATTTTGCCTTTATATTGTTATTTGGTAAGCCTTGAGCATTATCTATGCTTTTTAATCTTAGCCCTGCGTGATTCTTTATATCTTTCCAAGTTAATTGATTTATTTTATCTATAAAATTGGAAAAACAAGTTAATTCGTCACTACTCCATTCGCTAAAACATTCAAAGTTTTTATCAAAATATTTTAGTGCTATATATGCTTGCTTATTATCTGAGCTTTCTCCATTATTTGCTAAACCCATTATTTCTTTTTCTATCTTTATTTTATCTTCGTTGTTTATTTTGGTATTTGCATTTATCTTTTTCATTGTTCAGCCTGCATCAATGTATAATATTGTTTCATTGTTTTTAATGATATAACTTGCTCACATCTTGCTTCTAATGGTAAACCCCCTCTTGCCTCAATCCAGGGTTTTTCAGAATGGGTTAACATTTCTAAATATTTAGCTTGATATATTCCATAAGTTTTCATAACTTCTTCTAATACATCTTCATACTCTTTACTTATAATTGGACATTGTTCTGGTTTAGGTATCTCATTATGTCCATGCATAGAGTATTTCTCATATACCTCTGGTACTACAGGCCCATGCGTCCAGGCTTGTATTTCTTCTTTGAACATAGGTTTATCTAAAAGAACTAAGCTCCATGCTTGTGCATAATATAATAATTTTTGTAACTTTAAATGTGTTATACTATCTCCTGAGTCTCTATCTACAGCACATAAAAACCATTTAGCAATATCTTGTGCACTATACATATTTTTCACCCCTCTATTATTATATACATATTATAAAAAAATAAAACTGTCAATAAATTTAACAATATTGTAATCTGAATATAACACAATTGTAATAATGTTATATTCAGATTATACATTATGTATACGTTTTTGTCAATATGTACAAACATTTTTTTGTTTTTATTATTATATTCAATTTCATTAAAAATATTTATAAATGTCGAAAAATAAGCAAAAAATCGACGCGTCACAATCCTTTTTAAGCCTTTTTTATTTTGAATTAGACTAATTATATTACTCCAAAATGGCAAAAAAAAATAGCTAGACAACTTAATGTCTAGCCTTTTTCTATATTATCCCCCTATTAATCTATTAACTGTATTTATTCCTACAATTCCATCAACATCTATGTCACAATTTGCTTGGAACTCCTTTACTTTTTTCTCGCTTTCGTCTCCGTATTTACCATCAACTCCAAATTCATTTAGACTATATCCTTTTGCGATTAATCTTTCTTGAACCCATCTAGCAAATTCACTAACACTAAAGTTTCTTACCATATTGTTGTTTACTGCTTTTGTTGTTAATGGTCCTATTATTCCATCTACATCTAAGCCACAATTGTAATCTTTATTTAATGCTCTTTGTAAAGATTTTACTATTTCTTCTTTTGAATTATTTGCGGAACTAACTTTGCCACTCCTTATTTCGTCCATCGGGAAATTATTTCCTGGACATTCTGAGTTGTCTATATCTCTATGCCCTACTACTTTAGATATATTATACTTTTCTTTTAAATATGCAATTAATTCTTGCCCTGCTTTTAATTGAGGTTGTCCCATTTCTTCCTTTGAAAAGTTTCCTTCAAAACAAATACCTATTGAATTGTAGTTTGCTCCTACCGCATGTGCACCTACTGTATTCTCTGGACGTCCTCTATATATAGAACCATCTTTTCTAACATAAAAATGATACCCAATTCCTGCCCAACCTTTTGTATTTTTATGATAATTATGTATTACTTCTACACTTTGTAAAACAGTTACTCCACTATGGTGGCATACAATTTGTTCTGTTGTATTTCTTATATCCATTGTACCAAACTTAAAATTATTTTCTATTATCTTCATTATTTTCCCTCCTTGTATATTAAATTTTTAAACATTTCGTATAGACCTGTAGAAGCTAGTCCACTAAACATTCCCGTTAGTATTACTTCTGCATTTATCCCATTTAGGTTCATTAATACATTAATTGCTAAACCTAATATTAGCATGATTAATGGTATGTACTTGTTTGGTATAAAATCAAGACTATTTTTTATAACAAAACCTACACAAAGGCATATTCCAACAACTACTATACTTAAATATTGTGTTAATACCGATAAATCCATTTATCTTTCCCTCCTTTCATTTTCCAAAATTGATATTCTTGTTTCGTGATTATTAAGCTGATTATGTATCTTATTTCTATCTTCTTGGCTTTTATTCATTTGTTCTGATAGAACCTGAATTGTTATATTTAATTTTGTTATTGTATTGTTGAGTTTTACAATTACAGTAAAAATAGGAATCATCGTCGTAATAAAACCTAGAATTAACATTATTGTGTTGTCTTGCATCTTCTCACCTCCTACTCTATTACTTCAACTTGTAGGAAAGTGCTTTGCGAGTATTTTCTTAGCTTTACACTTGTTCCTGATGGTTCAATATATACGTGAATTGATACTGTGTCTCCTGCTTTAGCAGGGAATATCATTCCTGGTGCATTATATGTTAGAAAATCCGATGAAGTTCTGATTCCATAATTTGTATAAACTTGACTATTCGTTATATAAACTGCTAATCCCATTATTCTTAAAGAACTTGGAATATATGACATCATAACTTGAGCAGATATTCTAATATAATTTACACCCGAACCAATAACGATTTTCCCATTGCTAAGACTTAACTTGTCTCCAAATTTAAGGTATTGTTTTCCTAGAGGTACTAATACAGCATCGTAGTCTTGAGAAGATGTTATCGTTGTATTATCAGTAGCAAGAATAGCTTTTAGAATATGTTTTTGTTTGTTCTGCTTACTATTAATCCAATCTATAACGTTCTTGTTGTCTAGTTGTAATGGTCCTCCTAATTTTTCGTCATAAATTCCCCCAACGCTAATTCCTTTATTCTTTAGTGCTGAAAGTAGCACTTTTCCGCTATTAAGAGATACTGGTTCTGTGTCTGAACTCAATTCATCTTTAACTTGAACTTCTATGTCATACTCTGTACCTAAAGTGAAAGTTTGTCCTGTAATTTCTTTTGAGGCACAGCTAAATGTGCCGTTTTCAGTGTTTATTGTAACCAATTGCTTTATTTCAACCCAACTTCCAAATTCGGTCTCTGTCTCACTCTTTTTTCGAAATTGAATGCTTTTGACTGTATTTGTTTTGGCTCCAAAATTAATATTTGCATATTTGCCAGATAAACTTATTAAGACTGTTTCCCCTACACCTTCTTTTCTTTCAATCTTAACGCTTTGTAAAACAGTTTCGGAATATTCAACAATATCTAATGCTTTTGTTTTGTCTTTTTGGTTTCCTCTGCTATCAACGGCAAAAACTGTTACTGTATTGTCGTCCATATTATTTATAGTTTTTGAAATTTCTGATGTTGAATAATCTAATTTTTCGATTTTATTGCCAACCACAATATTGTAATATTTAGGTGTAGCACTGTTCTTGGTAGTCATCTTATTTGCACTTGTTATTGTTACCTTTAAATTACTATACTTTCGTATGTACTTTTGATTACTTCCAGTTAAAGCTTTAGTTATTGTATTAGTATCTTCGCAATCAAAATTATTAAATACTGGGTCGCTATTTACTACATAGCCTGTAAAATTAACTGTACTTGTTCCTATTCTAGTACCACCACTATAAGTTGTAAGTTCCACTGTACCATTAGCCTGATTTTGATTTGGAATTTTAGCAAATAATTCATTTGTATTCCAACTATATGAAGCATCTATCCCTGTTTGTGTTCTAACTGTCTGTCCATTGAATTTGATAACTGCTGTATGCGTGAAACTAGCACTTTTTCGGTTAGTATATATTGTTATAGTTTCGCCAATATTGAAATTCTTTTTACTTAAACTTACTTCGGAAGTTCTAGGAATTGTAGTTAATTTTTTGGATGTTGACCCAGTTATTGTTCCTGCTGATATACCTGTTTGGAACGAGAAACTAGCATAAACGGTTTTCTCTCCGTTACTGTCGTGTGCCACGTCTAATGTCTTTTCAAAGATTGTTGTAGTCGCTTGGTAAGGTATATTATGGCTAAAATCGTATGATGTTCCGTTTATTGTACAAGTACCTGGCTTAGAGTATCCGTTATATGATTCTCCTGTTGTTGTTACTTGTACTCTAACAGTTATATTACTTTTATTGTTTACTATATTCTGTGAGTTTTGTGTTATTGATATATTACTTGATACTGCCATATACTCTCCTTTCTAATAAAGTAACAGCATATTCTTTGAATTAATTTGTTGAGTTTTCAAGAAATAGTTTCCTATTTCTATACTCTCTGTTGCTTGTATTTTATAGAAATATGCTAAATCTTTATTAATTTGGAATATGTTTATTCCTTTATATGTTGCTAGGATTTCGTCCTCATCTATAAACATAGTATTTTGATTGGCTTGGATCCAAAATCCTTTTTCGTCCATTTTATAATTCTTGCCATAAACTTCCCCAGGAAATTGAGTCCACTGAGTACACATAGTGTTATATTCAAGCTTTAAATCAGCAATTTCAACGAATCCCTTTATTGGTACTATGTAATCAAATAGTTCAACACCTAAACTAGCACCAGTTGGTAATAAACTACTTGGAATATCAAGTGTTTCCCACTCTACAAAAGTAGTATCATTATATTTTGCTCTCTTAACTAAATTTGTTGTTTTATTATTCCAATATAGCCCTTTGTAAGGTGTAGGCTCTACATTTCCTGTATAAACTGCGAATGCAGGATAAAACGTTAATGCCACATAACAACTCTTGATTTCTGCTGTATCGTATATTATTGGCGTTTGATAATAGAATCCGTAGAAATATCTATAAGTCCAAACTTCTCTTGAACTCTCGTTATATAATGACATTTTTGTATCTAATATTTCCCACTGTGATGTTTGAGAGTTGTATTTTTTAGGTAAGTATATTGTTGTATCTAACCAATTCTTGGTTGTATCTGTAGGTGCTGTGTTACTTACAACTACAGGTATAAAATCTGATTTCTTAGGTATTTCTATTATTTGTTCTATTTTAGTTAAATCTTTCAAATCATCTGGTGTCAGTATAATACCAGGCTCATACAATGAGTAAGGTTTTTCTACCTCTGTAAAATCTGCCTCATTAAGGAACATTAGTCCTACGCAGACATTTCCTTGTACTATACTGTTTTTTATGAAGTGTGATATTGCCATTTTGTTTTCATTTTGATTCAATGTAATAGGTTCTGTGATATTGAATATATGTGATACTGTATAGTCTTGTCTTCCATCAAGCTTAATAACTCGTCCACTCAGTGTATTTTCATTAGCGTTTTTGCCGTTCGCCCAATATTCGTTAGAAGTTGTATAAGCGAAGTAGTTTTGAGCACTTAACAATGATTTTCTTGACAGTTCTGATACTTGCCAACCACTGTTGTACACATACATTTGATTTTCTATGTAACTTCCACTATTGGCAGTACAATACCAGTATGCTCCTTCAGTAGGATTGTCAGGTGGTGTATCTGACTCTTGATATGGATATTTAGCGTGTGCTAGCCAGAAATTATTATCATTAATCATTGCACTATTTCTAATTAAATTGTTTCCACCTACTCTTTTAGTTGCAAATTCTAAACTTTGATTGGCTAGCTCCAATGTTGCAAGCTTTTCTTGTGTTTGTTCGTTTATTTCTTTGACTGACTCTTTGATAGAGTCTGCTGTTTGACTTATTTGCGAGTCTGTTTCACTTTTTGTGTAGTAATTTTCTTTTACGTTTCGCTTGGTTTCGTATGTGTCGCTTAATCCATTATCTCTAACATATGTGATTTTCGCATTTGCTGTACTTGTTATATTATTAATACCTTTAAATAATGTAAAATGCCTTAATTTCTCCCACGTTGCTTTTTGTTCTTCTGTATAAGGTACTATTTCTTCTTCGGCTAGCTCGTATTCTACAATTACTGGTGTGCCTGCATCATATTTAGCTTTTAAAAATGTTCTTAATAAACTAACCCTATTAATATCACTATCTTTGCCAAATGATATATATAAACCGTTAACATTACCACCGAGTGCTTGAATGGTATTTTTTACACCTTCAAATACATTCGCTTGCGTATCCGATTTAAAATAATTTGATAAAATAGGATAATTAAAACTGTTGTCATTACCATTTCCATTTATAAAGTTAGATAATTTATAGGTATTTTTATCTGAGTTTAAAAGAGTCCAACCTTCATCATCACTGCCATCCAGCACGACCTGATTTCTCTTATGATGTGTTCCGTCATCTGCCAAATAAGAGCCTTTCATTAGTTTTTGCCCTTCTGATAGAGGGAAGTATTCTGTTTGTTGTTTATATGGTTCAAATTCTGGCATAGTTTCTGCTGCTGCTCTGTATAAAACACACTTGAAAGATACATTAGTGAATGTTATAGGACTTGATTTCACGGTACAGTTTAAAACTATTCCAATTTGAGATTCTTCTCGTAATGTAAAACTATATTCATTATTAGAAGCTAAACCATCTGAAAAAACGAAGCCTTTTATTTGACTTTCACCATTTTTCTGATATTTAACTCCAAAACGAACTCGATCTTGAGCTGATATTGCACCTGTTACATTAAAAATTTTTAATTTGTATTCTCCTGGCTTTAGGATTATATCGTCTTTATCTAAGGGGGTATAATGAATATAGTTAGCAAATATTATATTGTTACCACTAAACTTTATCGTTGACTCACCCGATACTTTAGTTCCACAGGTTCCGTTTATTTTTATAGTATCGTCTTCGACTTTTATAATAGGAAACGTAACATCTGTTTTTTCTTTACCATTTGCAACCCTAGCTAAATTCTTCCCCTCATCCTTAAATTCAAGCGAATTATATGGTACATACGGTTTATATTCTTCACCTTTTGTAATTTGTGGATATATTGTTACATTCTCTAATACCGCATTTTTATATACTCTAATATACATACCAGCTTTTGTTTCTTCTACTGTTTCTATCAAAGAAGATGAATATGTCGTAACATTATTTTTTAAATAGAATACCTGTGTTATATATTTTCCGCTCTCATAACTTGATAACATTCTGTATTTTGAATTTGCTTTCAACAATACTGTCCTGGTATTCGTAATAGTATTTACGTTAATTGGGTAATTTGTTTCTGCTGTTGCAGTTCCATTCAACGTATATGAACCGTCTTTGTTTTTTGTAAACGTTACTCCATTTATTGTTCTTGTTGTATTTAAAGAAGGACAAATATTTTCTCCCTCCAAATTCTCTATTTTGCTTATATAATCTGTGCTGGGGCTTGCTCCGTATTGTTCATATGTGTCATCAGCTATTGTTGCTTCTCGTAACATTGGTTTAAATAATAAATTATTTATCGTTAAGCCTTTCTGAATAAATATAGCTATTTGAACGCTTGTTGTAGTATCTATTGTAAATTCTCCACTGCCATTGCCAATATCTATAGAACCTAAAACACTGTAACTACCTGTCTCTTGGATAGCTAATCTATAAGTATTACTAGCACCACCACTCGGACAGCCGTTTAGAATATATGTTCCTGGGCTTAAATCATATCTATTGATAATCAAACTGCTGTTAGCAGAGGTATCATTTGTACCATTAACATTTACTGTTTTATCGCTATTCACAGTAAATGTTATTCCGTTTGATATTTTTGTCGTCGCAGTATTATCAAGTAAGTTCTTCCCACTCCTCGTTGCCTGTTGGCTCTCGCCCTCTAGCATTATATCTATTAATGGTTCCGCAGATGCATCATCTATATATATGTTCTTTCCTTCTGCTGTACCTTCTATTTTTGTTATGTTTTCTACTGATTGCTCTACTGATGATACTTTACTGGTTATTCCATTTACGTCTTGCTCTACTTTGGTTATCTTTTGTGTGTTCTCTGTGGTTTCTTCAGTTAGTTGAGTTATTTTTCCATCTATCTGATTAATATTTGACTTCACTCTTCTGTTTATAGTTTTTTGTGATAGTGTTCTAGTAGTTGTTTCTTCTTTTGCTTTACATTGTATTTTGCTTTCAATATTTGCAATCCAACGTCCTGAAAATTGCATTGAACCTTGGTATATTACATTTTTACCATCTATAACAACGATATCTCCTGTATCTAGTGCTGGGTCTATTATGCTTTCGCCCTCAAAACTGTAAAATTCTAGTCCTTTTAATGCGTTATAAATATTATTGATTTGGTCTTGATCAACTATGTACATATTGTCTTGGCTGATATAAACTGTATTGCCTGTTGTATCTCCTTTTTCAAATAGTTGTATTCCATCATCATACCTTACACGCGTTATTTTAAATTTTTCTCCCCATTTAAAAGTCTTAAATAACTTTAATGGAAGTGTAACTGAACTTTCTCCAATTGTTTTTATATATAGTTTTCCATCTCTACCTATTACTGCTCTTCCACCAGCTTGTTCTGCTATATAACTTAAATAAGTTCTTGCTGATACTGTATTGTCGTACACTGCTATTTCCTTATTCATGTTTAAAAAAGAAGTAGAACCGAAGTTCTACTCCTGCTTTTGTACATAAGTCTTGTAGTACCTGTATTATTTTTGCTTTTCCATTATTGCTATCTATTAGTGTTTTTCCATTATAATTAAATTCAAATTTAATCATATTATCGCGTAATTTAAATGTTACTGTGTAATCGTCTTCTTTGCTTATATCATCCGCATTAAATACTCCAACAGGTATTATTTCGCCTGTTATTCCACTCTTGATTTCTACTTTGTTTATAGTTGCAGGTATTACTGATTTATATAATTTTAATTCTATGCTTTGTGCTTCTATACAGCCCAATGCAAACTCATCACTTGAGAAAGCTTTTTTCGAGGGTTTACAGTCTAATATATATTTAGAATCTATCTCTGTGTCATTTATGTATACTTTTAATAAATGAGTTACATTGTATACTTTAGACTTATAGTTATTACTTGTACTATACATTAACTATTTGCCCCCTCTACTGCTGTTTTTTGTGCTTCTGTTAATTCTTTTTGCATTAAATTAAAAGAGCACTTCCATTTTGTTTTGGAAGTACTCTTTTCTTTTTCTGTACTTATCATTTCGACTTTTCTTTTTGATACCCTAAATTTTGCATTTTCTAAAAAACCTCCATTTACTACTGGAACTTTAACATCCAATATAAATGGGTTTTTATATGTCTTTTGTATAAGTTGTTCTGCTTCTTCTTCTGTGTTAAAATCCCATGACATAGAAAGCTTTAACATTCCTACAGCTATGGGATTATCTATTAAAGAACCATCAACAATAGAAGAATAACTGTCTTTGTCTGTATCTTCTATGTCTGCGCTATATGTTGACGGTGTTGGTAAATTTCCCGTATCTCCATGTTCTTTCCATAACATAATTTTATCCTCCTACTAATGCTTCTATGTCTTTCCCTGATTGTCTTTTCATATCTCTTAAATTGTCTAATAATATTTGTCCTAGTTTTGTACTTCCTACGTTTACTGTAAGATTTATAGGCCTATCGCTATTTTCGTTATTATAATTTGATAAAACATCTTCAAACGTTTCTCTCATTATATTTTGTGGGGCTGTTATTTCTGGGTTATTGCTTGCTCCTGCATATTCTCCGAAAATTGCTAGTGTTTTTTCATAAGCGACATTTCCCTTTGCTAATCTTGGTAATGATACTTCGCTCATATAGCCGATGTTAAATCCAAATTTTTTTCCGCCCATTCCTGGAACCCAATCTGGAATGTCGAAGCTTAAATTATTCATTACTGATATTACCTTATTTATTCCTTTTACAACGCCATTTGCCATACCCTCGATTCCACCTAAAATAGAGTTTATAATTCTTTTTATTGTGTTCCATATTCCATTAAATATATTGGTTACTGTAGTTTTTAACCCATTCCATACATTATTCCAGATATTTTTTATTCCATTAAGTACGTTTGAAATAGTATTTTTTATTCCATTTATTGCATTTGATATTATTGTCTTTATTCCATTCCATATTGTATTTGCTAACTGTTTTATCCAGCTCCATACGGTATTCCAGATATTTTTTATTACATTTAATACGGACACTATACTATCTTTAATAATATTAAGTATTGTTGCTACTACAGTTTTTAAAGCATTCCATATACCTATAAAAAATTCTTTAATTCCATTCCATGCTCTTTCCCAATCGCCAGTAAATACTCCTATTATAAAATCTAATAAACCAGATAGTGCATCTATCACATAGCCAATAACTTTAATTATTTCTGTTACTGCTGGGGTAACTATATTTAATACAAATTCTATTACCGGGGATAAAAAAGATATTATCGAACTTATGGCCGTAACTAATTTAGAAATGCATCCTAATAATTTAGAAAAAGTTTCCCTTCCTCCATTGTCCCATATTTCCTTTAATTTTTGTGTTACTAATTCAAACCATCCTGATAGTGTTTCACATATTCCAATTATTGAATTTGCAAACTCTTGAAAATTTTCGCTTGAAGTCCACTCTTCTATTGTTCTATAAAAATCTTGAACTATTAAAAGTAAATTATTAAACCCATTCCACAATTGTTGTATTGTTTCAGTCCCACCATTGTTTTGCCATGCATTTGCAAACGCAGTATTTATATTTCCTATAATATTAAATATGGATGTCAACGCCTGAAAATATATACCTAAAGTTTTTTCGCCCGTTCCGTTTAGCCATACTTCTTTAAAACTTTTTCCCATTGTTTTTATTAGTGTTATATTGCTGTTAAATGCATATTCCATACTTTTCAGTAATGGTTTACCATATTGACTCCATGATTTTTGTATAGGTTTAAATAATAGTAAGAGCTTCTTCTTTATCTTATCAACCCATCCCATCATTTGATTATCCATTTTTGATAAATCAAAACTAGGAGCTGTTGTCCCTCCACTTCCACCATCCGAATTATCTTTGTCCGAAATATTATTTATTTCACTATGGACACCTGCTAACGCTTTTGTTTCCTGTTTCGCTTTTTTTGCACTTCCAGCCATGTTAGCATATGAACTTGCACTTGCTTTTGCAAATATATTTACTCCTGTTAATACATAAGCAACACTTTGAATAGCTTTCATTAATTGATATACTAGATTAGTGACAAATTGAATTACTGGTGCTAGTACACTACCCATAGCATACTTCATATAATTTATGTTTTCACTTAATTGCTTTGCTCCTGCATTTTGGCTAGATAGCCATGCATTTGCACACCCACTTAATATTGAATAAATTCCTCTTAATGAAAATAATGCCATTGCATATTTTAAAACATGTCCTAATCCGTTTTTTAAACCTGTTCCCATTCCTTTTATATTATTAGTTATATTTTGAGTGATTTTAGGTAAACCTTTAAAACTGTTTTTCATCTTTGATATGCTTGGCTTTACTTGGTCTATTTTTTGTTTAAATCCACTAAAAAAACTAGTCAATTTTCCTTGACTAATTGCTGTTTGATTTATTTCTTGTTTTAATTGTGTCATTTTGTTTTTTGCTTCACTAAGTTGTTTATTATACATTTCTATTTCAGTATATAATTTTTGTGCTTGATTATTTAACACTGTAAAATCTTTATTGTTTCCTAATGCATTATTCACTGTTGTATCCATTGCTTTATCATTAGGGTTTATTCCTTCTGGTGTTACACTTTTTCTAGTATCATCCACAATTTTATCAATCTGAGGATTTATTACGTTTAATTTCATTTGTCGAGCATTTATTTTTTCTTGCAAACTATCTATTTGTTTTTGCACTTGAGATATTTGTTTTTGTGCATCTTTATTATTTACTTTTATTGCTATTTCATTGTTTTCTGAACTTTTCTTTAAATTTTGCATTTTCTTTTTCATAAAATTAACTGCTTGATGTAACTTACTTGTCATTGCTCTAGTATCTACTTTTGAAAAAGCCTCTTGTGCTTGCCTTATTGTTTGCTTTATAGTTGGTAAAAACTTTTGAAACTTTTTTAAAGCCTCTTCTACTTGTGCTGTTACAATTATCTCAATTTCCTCTACTGTCACACTTTCACCCTCTTTCTTTTTAAGCATAATAAAAGCACCAGATTTAATCTGATGCTAAATGAAAAACACCTGCATTTGCAAGTGTTTTTATTATTTATTTCTTATATATAATAAGGATTTGGTTTAAATAACAATGCTATAAAATCTATTATTATTCCTACTCCAAATAATCCACAAGTAAATAGATATAATATTCCCATTCCTGTTTTGCCTTCATAGAACTTGTGTGCACCTAGAAATCCTAAAAATGCACAAAGTATTATTGCCACCCATTTATTTTTTGGTCTACCAGATACTGCTCCAATATTCTTATTCATATTGGTGTTAGTGTTTGCATTATTTATTACAACCTGAGGTTGTTCTCCTTTTAATTGTTCAACTTGTCTTCCACAGTGAGTACACATAACCGCATCTTCTGGAATCTTTTCACCACAAAATTTGCAGAATTTAGTTTTTATTTGTATATCTTCCATCTTCTATATCTCCTTTTATTATATTATATAAAGAAGTATAGCACTTTTGTCCATATATTTTTGTCGAAACTTGTCGAAAGAATTATTTTTTTTCTTTTATCATAAGAAGTCTCATCTTTTTTGTTATTTCTTCTGGTGACTGAATGTATTCTTTTTCTTCATCTTGAAATAAATTTTTATAATTATCTCGAATAGGGATTATTCTTGGATTTCTCGATAAGCTATCTGCTCTTATTAATTTATTTGTTACCGCTTCCTGTAAATTAATCTCACGTTTTAAATCGTCAGCATTTTTAGCCAAATGAGTTTGGCAATAAATATTGATTTCTGAATATCTACTATTCCAAAATTCAAACGGTTTCATATTAAAATAATATGCCAAAGACTCTGTTGCATAAATCAATTCAATTAAATTATTTGTATTTTTTATTCTTAAAATTATATCATTTAGCCCCTGAAACCTTGGAATTGTTCCTCTGCTATTTTGCTCATTGCATTCTCTGCCGATTTTTGAACTAATTCGTTCATATTCATTGTTGATAAAGGATTTGATATCAACTCTTTTAGTTCTTTCTTGGTCATTTTCTTTTTGAAAAAACCCTCTTCGTTCAAAGCCTCCGCAATCTTTAAATATAAATCATTTACAACTATTCCTTCTTTTCTGCAATCGTCTATAAAATCATATACTTCATCTATTGAATTAAATGCACTTTTCTCATCTTCTGTTTCTGCTAATTTTAATATAATTTTAGCCAAAGCTTCTATATCGCATATAGCATAAGCTTTTGTAAAAGCTTCTTCAAAATTTTTATTTTTTAGTAGGTTAGCTATTTCTACTATTTTTCTTGTTTTTATTACTAAATTAATTATTTTATTTTTGGTTTCTATTATCATATTTTCTCTCCTTTGCAAAAGAGAGAAGGCTTATTCTGCCTTCTCAGTATTTTTTTCTGTTGTGCTAGTTCTCTTTATGGTTCTGCTCCTAGCACTCAATTTTGCAGAACTAGGCTGTGGGAAATCCTTTGCTTTCTGTTATTTCTGAACTTCTATAGATTGTTAATTTTGATTTTAACATATCATCTATAGCAATTTCACTCATTCCTATATAACATGTACCTGTAAAATACCATGTTAGTGGTTTTCCACTTTCTGTAGCTGTTTCTTCCGGTAATTGAATTGCCCAATATCCATTTGTCTTAGCAGTTTGAACTGCTTTTAATTCATCATATTGGTCTTCTTTAAACAATATTTCTATTTCTAGATTTTCTGCTTTTTGTCTTCCTTCTGTTTGTCTTTCATCAGGAATATCTAAAGCACTATATGTTATTCCCTCTGGTGCTTTTAAAAATTCTGGAATGCTTTGTACGAAAGCTACTTGTTTTCTTTTAGTTGAATCTTTTAAGTCTGTTAATGTATCAGCATGAAATAGTTTTGTTAATGTACTTGCTTTTGGTTCTGGCATTTTTTATTCCTCCTTATTATCTTATAAAATTAAAAGAACTCGTTATAGAATTAAAACGAACTTCAAAAGTTATTGTTATACCGTATTTTTGCAGTATCTGGTCATATACTGCAGGACTGGTATTAGTCCTTATAAAATTTAATTCTTGAAGTCTTGTACTAACTTCATCTGTCATTTGCATTGCTTGTCTTTGTTTTTCATTCCAACAAGTGATTGATATTTGAAATGTAGAACGAATAGGAAATGCGTTTTCTGTTAGATTTACTGATTTCAAAGGTGTATGCAATTCCAATATAGGAAATTTACTTTCTGTATTTGGATTACTTAAAATCGGTTTATTCTTATACAAATTTTCTAGCTTTTCATATACTAAATCGCTAAAGTCCTTTATACTTAAATCTTTCATTATTTGCATACCTCCTTCAACATTTCATCTATTTTTTTCTTGACCATTTCTGTATTTTCATTTCTACTTTCAAATTCAGCATCTCCCATAAAGTGGTTTGCTTTAGTTCCATGAGCAATATAAAAATCCATACCTTGAATATTTACAATCGGATATGGCAATGCTTTTTCAACTTTACTTACTGGAATAAACCATTCTGTGTAACCACTCTCTAAAAAGTGTTTTGATTTTCCTACATGATCCATCTCAGCATTAGTACCTGTACCAAAATATTCAAAAAACAAATATGAAACCCCATTACTCATAAATTTAGAAGGATCAGCATAAACTTTTCCCTTCACTTCTTTAGTAGACATATCAATCATTTCAACTAATATGCCTTCTTCATTATTTCCTTTTTCCAACCTTATAGCATAACCTCTAATGTTTTTTAATACATCTTCTGTTATTATTTTTGCAGTTTGTGGTAGTCTTTGAATTATAGCATCTATATTTTTAAAATTATGTTTTACTTTTATATTACAATTGAAATTTATCATTCTTGCACCTTCTCACATATATATACATACGTACTTCCAATTTTATTTTTATCAGTTACTTTATATTGAGGTTTAAACTCCTCTGATTTTGAGACATCTTCAAATGATATTCCATTGCCTTTTTGTATGTCATAATCTCTTGTCGTACGACACTTGTATGTACTATAATCAACTTCCCCTGTTGGTTTTCTATCAAGCTCAGATATGTCTTGTTGTGTGTTCAAGCATGCATAAGGTTCTTTTTCACTCATAGGTTTAAATTTCCATACTTTTTCTGTTTCTCCGTGGTCTTCTATTTCTTCATATTCTGATATATATACTTTTGTTAAATCTCGTAATAGCATTACTTAATCCTCCTTAATCCAGATTTTATAATGTCATTTCTTAATTTTTCTATAATATCTTCATATGAACTTGATATAGAACCTTCTCCACGACTTGTTAAGCCTTCTGCTCCTCTTGAAAGATATATTGCTTTTACTGCTTTCTTAATATATGGAAATAACTTCTCATCATTTTTTTGTCTATTAGAAATATCAGAGGCAATAGAAGTTACTCCCTCTAATATTTCGCTTAGAACTTCTTGGTCGTCTTTATAATTAGCTCCTAAATCGGCTATTATTTTATTTATATTACTGGTTTCTGCCATTTCTATTGCCTCCCTAATTATTCTTTTTCAGCTTTCGGTTCAGCTTCTTTTTCTTTTCCCTTTTCAGCTTTTGGTTTAGCTTCTTTTTCTACTTTATTTATTTTTAGCCCTATAAATGTAGACATTTGTTTACCTCCTATCCTTCATATGAACAATATACACCAGCTAATTTGTTTTCATATACATGTCCATATAAGTTGTTGTTTCTATATTTAAATACGTTGTCATCTCCATTTTGGTCTTCATCTGGTGTAAAGTATTTTATGTATTGATCCATAGCTGTTACTGCAGCAGACTTTTCAACACATAAGAAGTTTATATCTTTTCCACCTTCTATTAATTCATAGTAATCTGATGTTGAAGGATTTCCTGATGGAGAACTTACTTTTGAATATGTTCCAGAACTTTCTGTGTAATATGTCTTTCCTGATACTACAGCTGTATCTGTTGACTTAATATATGAATCTTTTGCTTTTTGGTATCCATAATTTTGTTTTCCATCATTTAATGTTACTGCTGTATACATTCTTGTTTGTGGAACTTCAATTATTGTAGCAAATCTTTCTAATACTTTTTTAGATTTAGTTGTGTCTAAATCATCTATCATTCCTTTTAATGTTGGTGTTATGAATAAGATTCTGTTTTCTGTTGAAACTTCATCTTCATCCATTTTATTTATGCATTCTCTTAATGCTGTTACAACTCCCGCACCATCAGAAATAGTTTCTTTCTTTGTTGAAATTCCTGCTACTCCTGCTATTTTTGCAATTCTTGCAGCGTCAGTTTCTGGAACTACTTTTGTTCTTACAAATTCTCCAGATAATCTTGCAAAAGGTAATCCTAATGCTTCTTGGTTGTCTAGTCTATCAATTCTTAAGTCTTGGCTTCTTTCTTTGTCATATTTTACTGTCTCCCATACAAATTTTGTTGAACCTTTTGTGTATCCATCATTTCTAGAGAAATCTCCTAAACCATCCATGTCTAGTTTAGCTACTTTTATTTCTCCATTTAATCCTTTTTGTACTGTTGTTTCATCTCCATCTAATATAGATGTTTTTGCTTCGTTTTTATATACCTCGTCTAATTTAGGTAAATAAATTGTTGATATTTCAATATTATTCATTGTCTATTCTTCCTTTCTTATTTTAATCCCATTGCCCTTCTTATTGCTTCATCAGCACTTGGTTTGTTGCTAGATGGGTTTGGGTTATATGGTGGCTTTTCTTTTGACCACTCATTTACTGCTTTTTCTACAATTCTGTCTTGAATTGACTTTATAAGTTTTGTTTTTTCTTGCAATTGCTCTGCTGTCATACTTTCATAATCAAAAAGATTTAAGAACTCTGGGTCAAATGCTGTGTCTTGTGTTGTTGCTATTTTCAAAGCCTCATCTTTTAAATCTCTAGCATTTAATTTTTTTTGCATTGCCTCATAATCTTTTTGTTGTTTTTGCAATTGATATTGTAATTTTTCAGTTTCGTTCATTTGTGCTAGTCTTTCTGCTTCTGATTTTTCAGCATCATTTTTAGCTTTCCAACCTTCCTGTGCTGTTTGAATAGCCTTTTGAACTCTTCTGTCAAATTCTGCTTGATTTTTTCCATCCTTTAAGAAATCATCAAACGTTACAGGATTATTATTTATTCCTGCATTCTGATTATTTGCTCCCGCTGGTTCATTATTTGCCCCAGTATTAACATTGTTTGTATTATTATCTTGTCCTTCCATTCTTTACTCCTTTTGCCCCAGCCATTGCCTAAGCCCCAGCCATTGCGATTTATATTCTGTTGTTCTTTATAGCCTGCAACCAGTAAAAAAGGCATAAAAATAAGAGCTAGACGTAGCTCTTGATTTATAATTTTAAAATATTAATAACTTATTTATTATCTTTATTCTTTGCTTTCATATATCCTTCTGCATAATTATATTTTAATACCCACATAGCTGGGCTAAATATTGTAATTACCGTAAATATAATCCAATACCAAGTTGGCATTTGTAATTTAATACTTAATATTAAAACTAATAACCACATATTATTTATCCTCCCTTGTTACTCCTTTTATAACCCAAAATTGTGCTTCCTCTAGTTTAGTTAATGCTAATGATGTTTCTCTACTTGGTTTGCACTTTAAATCAATTTCATCATAGATAATTGAGAA